TCATATAGTTACATCATTTGAAAATTTAAATTTATTTACCGAAAGGGACGATAAACAGCAGATAAAAGCTAGACATGCGGTAGTCGAATATCGAGTAATAACGCAGGAGAATTAAATTTATGGATAATGAAAAGATAATAAATGCAATAGTGATAGTATTACAAAATATTTATTTCGATAATGTTGATATAGCAGAAAGACAATTAATATCGGCAAGAGATTTATTAGAATCAGTAATGATTAATTTAGCTAAAGATAAAAAATGCACACATCCAAAAGATGTTTTAAAAAATTTAACATCTATGGGTGACACGGAGAAAACAGAGCAGTGTATGGTGTGTGGAGAAATAATAAAGAGTGAATTTTAGTGGGGTGTGAAATATGCCAGCATTAGCAGGAAAGGGAATTTTAGTTAGAGTATCAACAGATGATGTATCATATAACACTGTAGCAGGCTTAAATGACGCTTCAGCAAGCATAGATGGAGATAATCAAGACATAACAGCATTTACAGATACTTACATATCGAGATTACAAGGATTAAAAGATGTATCTTATTCTTTATCCGGTTATTTTGACTCAGCAGATACAACAGGACAATTAGCAATACGCTCCTCTCTAGTTGGTAATACAACATTGTACATTAGATTTTTATATAATGGTACTAATGGTTATAAACAACAAGTCAAAGTATCTTCATTTGAAGTATCTGCTTCAGTAGATGGAATATCAGAAGTTAGTATAGAATTAGAAGGTACAGATGTAATAACAATAGTTTAATATTTAGGGGGTATAACATATGCCAGCTTTAGCAGGAAAAGGATTAGTGATACAAGTTGCAACAACATCAGGTGGTACATACAATACAGTAGTTGGGATGAATGATGCTTCAATGTCAATAGACGGTGATAATCAAGATATAACGGCTTTTGGCGATAGTTATATAGCAAGAATACAAGGTTTAAAAGATGTATCTTATTCACTATCAGGTTATTTTGACGCAACAGATACAACAGGACAGATTAGAATAAGAACAGCATTGCTTAATGACAGTGAATTGCATGTTAAATTTTTACCAGACGGTACTAACGGATTTAGACAGCAAGTGAGAGTATCTTCTTTTGAAATGTCAGGTTCGGTAGACGGTATAGTAGAAGTATCAATAGAGTTAGAAGGTACAGGAGCAATTGCAGCAGTGCCTTAATATAATTAATTATAAGGTGGTGATATAACATGGCTGCAATAGCAGGTAAAAGAGCAAAAGTATTATTAACAGGTACAGGAATAGCAATGACAGGTGAAGCTACAACAACATCAGATAATAAAAACTATCAAATTACAAATACAGTTAAAAGAATATTATCACAAAATGGTACAGTTGTAGTAAAAAACAGTGGAACAGTGGTATCATCAGGATATACATTAAATAGATTAAATGGTACAGTAACATTTGCAACAGCTACAACAAGAACAATAACTGTAGATGCAACGTATTTACCTACAGTGGAAGCAATAAATGCTTTTGATTGTAGTTACAGTATAGATGCAGATAATCAAGATGTAACTGTATTTAGTAAAGATTATATAGTTAGAGAACAAGGTTTGATTGATTTTTCAGGTAGTTTAACTCAATATAGTATAGATAGTACATATCAAAATATACTTACAGCAGGCAATCCTGTAGTACTAGAAATATCATCAAATAGAAGCTCATCATATGATATAAGAGCTTGGGTAATACTATCAAGCGTCGAAGAATCAGGTTCTGTAGACGGTATAATGGAAGAAGCATTAGAGTTTGAAGGTACAGTAGACGCAGATAGAAGAAGTATAACATTAACATAAAATAATAATTTAAAATAAGAAAGGGTAGATATTATGAGTTTAAGAGATAAAATATTAAATTCAAAAGATATAAAGAAAGAGTTAGTTACAATTAAAGAATGGGATAATGCGCAAATAGAAATTAGGACAATGAGTGGAAAAGAACGTTCTACATTATTAAAAACAGCAGTTGACAAAGACGGAAACTTAGACTTTGAGAAAATGTATCCTCTTATAATAATATCAACAGCATATGACCCAACTACACAAGAAAAATTATTTACAATAGAAGATAGAGATATTTTAAATACAAAGTCTGCAAAATGTGTTGAAGAGATTGCAAAAGTTGCTTTAAGGCTTGCAGGACTTGATGGAGAAAGTGGAAAAGTTATCGAAAAAAACTAACAGAGCATCCAGAAGAAAGATTCTACTTTAAATTAGCAGAAACTTTTGGATGCACAAAGTCAGAGTTATTAGAAAGAATAGATTCTTATGAGATTTCAGAATGGTTAACTGAATACAAAATAAGACATGAGTTAGAGAAAGAGCAAGAGCGAAAATCTAAGGCAAAAAGTAAACGTAGATAGGGGGTGAAATCATGGCTAATGTTGCTCAGTTGATAATTAATATTACAGCAAATGCAAAACAATCATTAAAAGCTATTAATAGTGTTAATTCAAACATGAATAGAATGACTAGTAATATTATAAAAAATATGGGACGTTCGAGAGATTCTGTAAAACAATTTGAAAATAGTTTTAATTTTGGTGCAAAAGTTGCAGGAGTAGTAATAGGTATACAGACACTTACTCAATTAATTGGTAGAACAATTATGGCTGGTGTAGAATTTAATAAAACAATGGACACAGCTAATATGAATATGCAAACATTGACAGGACACAATACAGAGCTTGCAAAAGGATTAGTTCAACAAATGGTAGTATTAGCAAATTCATCACCACTATCTACAGAGCATTTTTTAAAAGCAGGTGTAACATTAGCTAGCGTAGGTGTAGAAACAGAAGACCTTATAGTGACCATGAAAATGCTGGGAGATGTATCACTTGGTAATAGTGAAAAATTTCAAAGACTAGCATACGCATATGCACAGGTTCAAGCTGCTGGAAGATTAATGGGTCAAGAAAACTTACAATTTACCAATGCTTTATTTAGCCCTTTAGCCGTTATAGCAGAAAGATTAGCAGCAGTTTATGGTGGTTTAGGTAAAGACTATATGCCAGTAGTTAAGAAAGCAATGGAAGAAGGAGCTATAAGTGCTAAGATGGTTACACAAACATTCTTATTAGCAACTTCAGCAGGAGGAAGATACTTTGATGCAATGGTATCAGGAACAAAAACCTTTGAAGGACAGATGAGTATATTATATGAACAAGTAGGTATGCTAATAGGTGGAGCATTAAAACCACTTATGGATTTTATGGCAACTACATTATTACCAATTGTAAATTATGTATTACAAAAAATAATTACCTTTTTCGGACTCATGGGAGTCAACCTGGATGATTTGAAAAAGAAAATTGAATCAGCTACATTAAGCACTGATACAATGTCAGGTTCTACAGCTAAATTAACTAAAGATACTAAAAAACAAAGTAAGGCAGTAAAAGATAATTTACAAGGTTTTGATGAGTTAAATAATATATCAAAAGATATGCAAAATATTGAATCTATAGGTATGCCAGATGTAACACCTGGAGCAATGCCTACGCCAACTTCAAGTAATTTGTCTAAAATTATGGATGAAGCAACAGCAGGACTAAAACCTAACATGAAAATGTTGGACTTTGATTTACCTTCTGTTAAAGAATTTAAAGAAATGATAAAAAACCTTATTCCTGAAGAAGTAGTCACTGCATTTAAAAATTTAAATAGTGAGATAAAAACTTTGCTTGAAAATATCGGTACAAAATTTACAACAGCATGGCAGGCAGTTATAAATATATTCGGAGAACCACTTAAAACAGCTGCGCAAGGACTAGTTACTGGGGGATTAGAAATTATAACTGGAGCTTTAAAAACCATGAACGGTATCTTAACTGGAGATTTCAAAACAGCCTGGGAAGGTGTTAAAACCATGTGGGATGGTACAAAAACAGCAAGTTCAGGTGTTTTAAAAGCAATGGAAGACTTATTAGATAAAGGTGTAAAAAAATTAAAAGACGGTGTACAAAAATTAAAAGAGAAGTTCGACAATCTATCATTGCCTATGCAAATTATAATAGGTGCGGTTGGTGCTTTGGCAACAGCAATAACTGTATTTTTATTACCTGCATTAATACGTTCTGGAGCACTTATGGCGGCTCAAGCAGCTAAAGATATGTGGAAATGGACAGTAGGTATATATAATCAAATTAAAGCTTCTTTAATACTAGCATTTACAACATCAAAAGACTTAGTAAAAGCTTTAATATCTTATGGAGTGGAAGGTTGGAAAGCTTTGTTTGTTACAGACGCAAATAAAAAAAGTATAATAGCACAAACGATAGCATGGATTAAGAATAAAGCAATAATGGTAGCAATTAGGGTACAAATGGCACTTACAACAGCAGCACAATGGTTATTAAACAGTTCTATGTATGCTTTTCCGGGTATATGGATAGCATTAGCGATAATAGGTGTTGTAGCGGCACTAATATATTTTTGGGAAACAAGCGAAGGATTTAGAGATGCTTTTCAAACGGTTGTACAATATATAAAAGCATCATTTTGGTGGTTAGTTGATTGGATAGGATACGGAATAAAGTTTATGGCTTGGTGGTTTGCAGATAAATTACCATACAGTATAGAAGAGATGAAATTTGCTGCAATCGAGTTATTTTTAGGTTTATCTTACAAAGTAGCAGAAATATTTACTGAAATCAGAAAAAATATTTTATCTAAAATTAAATCTTTGATAGACGGGTTTAATAAAATATTAGAAAAAGTAGGTATGCCAACTATAACTTTTAATGTTGATTTAGATGATACAAGTCTTATGAAAAGTATTAAAGCAACTCAAAATACATTTACTTCTATGAAAAACTTAGAACTTGGTAAAGAAAAAGCAGCGTTAGATGAATCTTTTAAATTATTAAAAGCACCTACACAAACTTTAGAAGACAGGGTAAAAGAATATAAAAAAACAGACAAGAAATGGGAAAAAATTGGTATATCAGATTCTATTGATAAAGTAAAAACAGCACTTGGGCTTAAAGATGCAAATGGTAAAGATAAGACAGATACTAAAGTAGCAGATGCAAGCAAGCCTATAGATAATACAGTAGATACGAAAGACACTAAAAATACCACAGATAGCTCATTAATGGATAATATAGGTTTAGGTGGGTTGATGACTGAAATAACGAATGCAATCACAATAGATGAATCTTCGTTAACAGCATTAGGCAATATGATTACACAAGCAATGCAATCAGTTATGCCAGGTATGGGTGGAACACAACAAAAGCCTACAACATTACAAGCGTCACTCAATATAGATGGCAAAGAGTTGGCTAAGGTTATGGCACCGTTAATGGAAGAGGAACAGTCTAGACAGGGTACAACGGCAATAAGTACGGTATAGCAAGGGGGGTATATTAAATGCCACTAATAAGAGTTAATAGTACAAATTTTCCAGAGCCATCGACATATGAAGTAGGTATAATGGATATTGTATTTGATTCCAAAAGAGATGCTAATGGATTACTCATAGTAGAATATAAAAATATTAAAAAATATAAAATAGAATTAGGATGGAAATATCTAACTACACAACAGTATTCAATAG